GTTCGGGTAGTAGTAGGGCGGCTGTTCCTGCGCAGTCCACTTGAAAAACATTTTGACTGCCCGCAGGTAACGTGCCTGTGTTCCGTCCGCAAATGTGATTGTCCCGGAAACAATGCTGTCCGGTCGGTCAATCCTCTGTCTGCGGGGGTGCGGTGCAGACAAGTATTTCTGATATTCCTTGATGTGGTCGCGTTCCGGGCGGGAAATGCCATTGTCCCGCAGCCATTCCATAAAGCAACGCAAGGCAACTGCATAGGATTTCACTGTTACGTCCTGCACTGCAATATAGTCAATGAATCTGTCCATAGCCGTTTGAATGTCGCCGCCTGTGGTCTGCAATGCAGCCGTATCATTCGCAAGGATAATTTCGTTTGTCATGGTCTTGTCCTTTCCGGCTGCGCTGTCCTGTGGTATAATAGCCGCAGGGCATCGTGTGCCTGTTGGGGGCAGTCCTGTTGCTGTGGTAGGTGGCGGGACTGTCCTTTTTCTATTCCTACAATTAACATTATATAGTTTTTGTTCTTATCTGTCAAGCGTACAGAAAAAATATTGCGGGTGCAGGAAAAGTGCCGGAAATATCCCATGTGTTAAAGTCGATGTAGACCTTAACATAGAATCATAGCCGCAAAATTCATCCCACAGGGCGCAAATTGCAGTGTTTCGGGGGTAGTTTTGCGGATATGCCCTGTAATGCGTCAGAATGCCCCTGTATGCCGTTTTAGTGGTCAGATGGACAATTCCCTGCCTATGGTCGGAAAAACGCGTCTGCGGGCATCCTACGCGGTCATTTTTAGCGCAGGAATGAAAAACAGGGACAATCACTGCGGACTGCCCCTGCCTTTTATGGAAATATGGCTTTTACAGATGGACTTTGTTATTATTCGCCGTCAACGGCTGCGCAAAATGCGGTCAGTGCTTCCCCGGACAGCATCCCATGCGTAAATTCTGCATAGCAGTCTGTCTTGCTGTCGAACAGGTCACGTTTCGGCAGGGGTCTTTCATTCCCGGTCGTTCCGTACAGTCGCGCATTGTGTTCCTGCACAATCCTTGCTGCGCGTTTGGTGTCGTGTTCCATGAAGTCCGGCAGCGCATCGGTCAAGTTCTTAATTACGCGGTCGGCATCCTCAACGCTCATTTCCTTTGCGGTGCTGTGGTAGCCGCGCATGAATCCATTTTTGCGGGCAATGTCGTTCAGAACAGAAATGCACATTGCATTGTCTGCGCAGGTGTTGGCTGCCCGGTCAAGGTCTTTCTGAAATGCCGCCCGCTGCGGTTCATCCACAACGCCGCGCATCTGTAACACTTGCAGGATTGCAAGCTGTTCCTGTGTGGGCGGGGTCGTTCCCCTGCTGCCGTTCGCCTTGCTCATGCCATCAAGCGCAATGCGGAAACTTTCCCTGTATTCGCTTTTCAGTTCGGACAGGGCATTGTCCCTTGCATCGGTCGCCTTTTTCATTTCATCGGTGAAATACTTGCTGCCGCGTGCATCCTCTAACTGTGCAGCGCGGGTTTCGTAGGTGTCCATGATTTCCTTGCGCTTGTTCTGAAAATCCTTTGCCTTGATGAAAAACAGTTCTGAATTACTAATCATTGTAAATTCCTCACTTTCTTAAAATAGGGTTATATGTTCGTGTTCCTGCTGCTGCATCCGCTGCATATAGGTCTGTGCTTCCAGTTCATCATCAAATGTCCGTGTCCCGGTCAATATCCTGTCCGGCTTGCCCGGTATCGTCACATAAGACAAAACTTTGTAGCCGTGTATCTGTCCAAACCATCCGCGCAGGGGGTGCAGTTCGTATTCAATCATGCTGCTGTCTATCATGCCGGGTCACTTCTCTTTCTGTGGGATGAAGTCCCGCCATTCAACGCGGGCTTTTTCGGTCAGCAGTTCCATGTTGTCAAGGTCAAGTGCAGCTGCGTCCACAGTCCGCATGATAGCTTCAACTGCGCCCGGAAATACGCCGATATGGTGCAGCATATTCCTGTATGCAGAATCCTTTTTCATAGCATCCTGCAATGCCGCTGCCTTGTCCGGGGGCAAGTCCAGGCTTTCAAGAAATTCCTGTGTTATCATTCCGCATCCCCTTTCCCGGCAATTACTGCTGCCGTCAGCTGTTCAATTTGTTTCTGCAAGTCCTCAATCTGCAATTCAAGATTGAAAACTGCTGTGCCTGTTTCGCGGGCATCGTTCGGGAAATAATGGTCTGCAATGTAGTCCACAGTGAACAGGGGTGAATGATAGCCGGTGTGGTCTTTTATCAATTCCCTGTTGGCATCCATCATCCCGCCGAATGCGGGCAAAATCTGTTTTTCCCATGTCTGCCCATCAATGCGCTGTTGGCAATGCGGGCAGGTGCGGGCTGCGCGTTCATGGAAATTACTGTGTCCGTAAACGTCCCATGTTCCCCCGCAGTAGTCGCAATGAATCCTTAAATATCCCATGTTTTCAAGTCCTTTCTGCGCAGGTCATGCGCTGTATTTACTGCTGTTTATTAGCTTGTCCAGTGCATAGCGTGTGCTGTCTATGCAGTGGTTGTTTGCATCCGGCACGCTTGCAAGAAATTCGCCGTCCTTTGTGGTTTCGTATTCGTATTCTGTAAATTCCTTGTAGGCGCAGGGCGTGCGTTTCGGGTCAATGATTATATGCTTGCTTTGCAGCCATCGAATGCCATAGTTCACGCTGCCGGGATATTTCGTGCAGGGAATCGCTTTCAATCCCATTTTCTGAATGTCATTAACGCTTTTCGGCTCTGCACTGTCGCAAATGGTCAGCTGCTTTTCCTCTAAATATTCCCCGCCAAATGGTGAATAGTACCTGCCGCCGCCCGGTGCTTTGTCATATCCCTTTGCCTTTATCATTTCCACAATGTCCGCATTGCTGCATCCGCGTTTGACAATTTCATCAAGCAGGAAAACAGACTGCGTTTTGCGGTCATAGCTGCATCGGATGAATGCAAGCGGGTCAACGCTGAATCCCCAGTCTATGCCTTGATAGATGTATTGCATCTGTGATATTTCGGCATCTGTGATTTCCCTTGCTTCCACAGTCGGGAATACTTCCCCGCCTGTCCCGGTCGGTTCGCCCTTGTATTCATGCCGCCATGCAGTTTCATTGATGGATTGCAGCCTTTCAGCTTCAAGCAGGAATGCTTCCCCTAACCATTCCGGGGGTATCATTTCATAGTCAGTCCGAAAAACTATTGCGCGGTCGTCCGGCACAAGGATATATTTGTTTGCCCATGAATTGACGGACAAGGGCGGGTTGAAACTGTTAAAAATGCGAAAATCTGCGCCGCCACGGACTACGGACTGCAAAACATTTCTAACCATGTTCGCGCCTGTCAATTCCGAAAATTCTTCAAACCAAACATATTTGAATGTGCCGCGCCGGGGCTTGATTGATTTCAGCTTTGCAGCATCGTCCAAACCACGAAAGAAAATCTGCTGCCCTGTGGGAATGTAGGTGTAAACCATCGGGGAAACATTCCCCCGCCACAGGTGCGCAACGCCTAATTGTTCAGTCGCCCATGCAATTTGACTGAATACACTTTCCCGCAGCGTGTTTCCGTATCTGCGGAAAACAATGCCGTTTGCTGTGGGGTCGTTCATTATGCCGTCCACAACTTCCAGTGATACAAAACTGGACTTGCAGCTGCCGCGCCCGCCCGGTAAATGAAAAACAGTGTGCGTGCCGTCCTGCACTTCCTTGTGAATAGGCAAATAGCAGTCAGCAATGCAGCTTGTAATGTCAATGTGTCCTGCTGCGGCATCGTGCTGTGCCTTTTTCACGTCATACACGCGTTTTTTCAGTCGGTCATAATACATTAGCTTTCATCCTCTGTGCTTTCCACAAGGGGCAGAATGTCGGAAAATTCCGTCATGCGCAGCCCATATTCAAGAATGCTGCGGGCGGCTGCGTTCCTGTTGCTGCTGTTTTCTTCCGGGTTTTCTACGATTTCGCGCAGGGCTTGCAGTGCAGGGGACAATGCTTGCTGCGCTTCCCTTGTGGCATCCATTACAAGGGCGCGGGCTGCTTTTCCGTATTCCTTTTGAAATTCCGGGTCTGCAAGGTAGTCAGACAGCGTGCGCACTGAAATTCCCGCTGCCTTTGCTGCTGCTGCCTTTGTGGGATGTGTCAGCAGTGCTTGCAGTGCCTTTGTCTGTTTAGGTGTCAGCATTAGCAGCTGCCCCCTTGCTTCCGATTTCTGCCGATTTCTGCCGGGTAGAATCGGCTTTCCGTTCCCAGTATGTGCGCTGATACTGTTTCACTTTGTCCTTGTTTTCGGCATTCCACTTGCGTTTATAGTCGCGTCTTGCCTGTTTTGCTGCTTCACTCATTGGCATTGCCGTTCCCCCTTTCATCAATCGTTCTGATTGCTGCAATAGCATCCGCAATCTGTTCGCGGGTCTGAATGTCCCCCCGGATGTAGCGCAGCACGTTTGTTGCGGTTTCCAGTGTATCGAATCGGCACAGTTCATCACTGCCGCCTGTCTTGCCCGCAGCTTCATTGCACAGGGCATAGACAGTCTTTTTACCATGTGCGCCTATTTTCAATTTCTGTATGGTCATTCTGTGTTCACTTCCTTTCCGTTCAGCTTTTCAAGTTCCTGCTGTGCATCCTCTTTTGTTTCGCAGGTCTTGACGTGTTCCCGGCAATAGCCGTTTCCGTAGTCTTTCAGATAATAGATTTCATACTTGCCGGAAACAGGCATCTTGCGCATTCTGTATTTCATCGGCATTCACTTCCTTTCACTTCACATAGATAGTTCCGGCAGCTGTGGTCACAATGATTATGCCGTGAACAGTCTTGATTTCGATTGTGTCCGTTTTCGCTGTGGTCTGTGCTTCCTGCACATACTGCGCAGCATCCTTGCTTGTCCGGGTGCGGTGTGTCGTGAACGTATATGCAGAATCGCCCACAAGGTCAAATATTCGCGTCTGTGCGCCCTGCCGTTCGATTTTCAGCGCATCCGTTTCATAGATGGTCACTGCATCCGGCTGTGTGTTGGTGCAGCCCACAAGGACAGCTGCCGCCATCGTCAGCACAAGCACAACTGCTGCTATTCTGTTTCGGGTTTTCATACTGTCGCCGCCTTTCAGTTTTTGTTCTTATATCTTGTG